TTTTTGTGCCGAGAAGTGCTTGTCGGCTCGGCTCATGTGCTCTTTGATCTTGGCATCAATGATAAATCGTTCAATCTCATCTACTCTTGTCTGAAGTTCATGTTTGTCGCTATTTGCATGCGCCATGCCGTTTTGCAATTTCCACAAAGCACGCTCTGCATTAGCCACTTTATTTTTGGTGACCGTTTGTTCAGAGGCCGCTCTCATAAGCCCTGCCGCCTCGCTCAAGAAATGAAACGTCACAAGCCGCGACTCATTATCCTCAAGGAATTTTTCTGCCTGGTTAGCAACGTCAAGAAATTTACCAGACACACGCAATTCATTAATATCTTCGCGCATGTTCTGAATATCTTGAAGGACTGCATAATCGCGCTTGTCAGAGCCTATTCGTGGCAGGTAATACTTAACCCTGTCTGCAATGTACTCGACCTTCCCGGCGTTGAAATCGAGCCCAGAAACGGTAATTTTAATTTCTTCCATAAACAATCCTCCTTGTCCTTATTATAAGGTCTTAACCGTGCCTGAATACACCGATGCCCACCTCTCCCGCCTGGTGACCCTGGAGCGGGAAACCATCGCCACCGGCGACGTAGACGCCCTGGGCGCGTTCCCCACTGCCTGGCGGAACCGGCTCATCACCCTGCGCACCTACGTCATCATCTGCCTGGAAAGCCAGAAGGGCGGCATGGACGACATCTTCAGCGCCAAGCTATCCAGCTACCGGCGCGAATACGACGCCACCCTGGTGCAGGCCCGCCGCGCGGCAGAGACGGCCGGCGCCACACTGCCCGCCGCCTGGCCCAGCCTGACCGCAGAAGTGGGGCGCTGACCATGAGCGTGATGAACCTGCTGGAAGCGCTGCGCGATGCCCTCGCCCGGGTGCCCGACGTGAACACCTGCAAGATCGGCCTGGAGCCCGACATCGCACCCGAGGATTACCCCATCGTCCGCATCGTGCCGTCCGCGATCAAAGACGGCAGGGTGATGGGCCGGCGCCATGTGGACCTGCTGATCTACTTCGGGATGCCCATCAACGAATCGGAAGGCGTGGAAGTGCTCTACGCCGCCCAGCTCGCCATGGAAAGCAACCTGCGCGCCGCGCTCTATTCCGCCGGCGGGCTGTACCGGGAAACCGTGATGGATGAAGACCGCATCGAAGCCTACAAGCTGATGGCGATTCGTGGGGAGATTGAGGGATGAACACCGTACTGCCCTTCCCGGCCACCGACACCATGACGCCAAAACAGGCCCTGCAGTCGGCCATGGTGTTCGCTGACAACGACAACCTGCAGGATGTGCTGATCGTGGGTTACGACGGTGATAGTGAACTGATGATCCGATCCTCGCGCATGGACCGGAAAGACGCGCTATGGCTGGCGGAACAGCTCAGGCTGTACGCGCTGTATGCGTGAGGGTTAGGCTGCCTTGCGCATGGCGTTGCGATCCGCCCGGATAACGTCAGCCACTTTATTCAGCATTACGGAATCCCAACTTCTCGTGGCCGGTAGATCGCTAACCAGGCGAACAACCACATCGTCCGTTGCTGCCATCGCATCAATCTGCGCGGCAGACAACTCGCCAGACCTGGCGCTCAGGATTTCACGGCTACCGAGAAGCTCGTGGGTATCACCGGCGCCATCGTCCCAAAATTCAACGTAGGCCGAATATTCGCGCAAGTACTTCTCTATCGGTTTGTTGGATGCTGTGCTCATGCAATGTATCTCCCATATCGATGTGGCGCTGCTCAAACTGGGTTTTTGCAGGGTCGAAGGGGTAAGACGTAACGATGCGTCCTCGCTCTGACAGTAGCACCACCCATCCGTCAGAGGCAACCTGGACCTTCCCTGTTATGCGCATGTTCTTGTCGGACGGTTCAACGACAACGATGCGATTTGCCGAGGCCAGCACGCCGAATGTTCTTTGCGCGTAATCGTCGGCGTCAATAACGTCACCAGACCGAACGCGCTTACCAACATGGCTATTGAACTTGCTCTGGTTATCCCAAAGAGAAAACAGACCATTAGCACCAGACACCGGGGAAGCTGCAGAGGCTGACTCGATCAGTCCATTTACGATGCTCTGCCCGTGTTCGCTGTAAGCCATTTGTTGATTGTAACCCTCCCCCACCCTCTTAACCCGGTACACCCCGGGAACCCCCGCGTTAATCACCTCATCCAGCGATTTACCCCCCATCACCGCCGCCAGCTTGTCCCGGCTGCCCAGCACCTTCGCGCCCTCTGCCGTGCCCTGCTCACGCAACCAGGCGCGGCCGGCTTCCGGGTCTTCGCGGTAGGGGGTGCCGGGAGCGATGTTGATTCTCGGAGAAAGTACGCACCGGCAGTGCGGATGTGCTGGCGGCTTCGGGGCCTGTGCCTTCGGATACACCCCGGGCCCCAGGCCGAAGCGATCCACCTTCGCGTGGTAGTCGCAAATATCCGTCACCGGATGCGTGCCTGACATCCGCCACTGCACGAACTCAATCCGGTCCTGCACCATCAAGTCGCCGGCCTGCTGGTCGGTGAATGCCCGGTGCAATTCCGTCTGAGCGATGCGGTTCGCAAAGTACCGGTTCTTCTCGTAGTACGCGATTTCGAGCTGCTTCTTCAGCCGCGCTGCGCCCTGCCCTTTCTCGACCCCCTCGATAGCCTGCATGTACGCCGCCTTCAAGGCCGGCGTGCGGATGTTCATCGCCTTCAGCCGGGCATACTGCACCGCCAGGGGCTGGCCGGTGAGAGGGTCATCCAGGATGGCGCGCAGCGTCTTGCCGGTGTACCGGTGCCGCCACAGATCCGCGAACGCCTTGTCATCACCGAAGGCCGCTCGCAGGTACTTCGGAATGGACTTGCCCGCCGACACCGCGGCTGGCTCTGCGGCCTTGAACCCGTAGCCCTCATAGATGTCACTGGCCAGGCGCCGCGCATCGTGCCAGCCCTGGGCGTGCGCGCTCACCTGGCGCCGCACCAGCGCGGACACATCCCGCGCCTGCTCCCGCAGCCGGTCGGATAGCGTCACCTCGCCGATGGGCCAGTCGCGCACCTCCACGCTGCCGATGCTCATCGCCATCCGCTCGGACAGCCGGGCGGACAGCGCCGCTTGAAACTCGCCAGCCCACCGCGCCTCGATGTCTGCCAGGATGGCTTGCGGCGCCTCCCCCTCCCCAACACGCCGCAGCAGTTCCTCGAACGCGGCGGCCGTCATGCGCTCGATTTCCAGGGCGGTCAGGTCCAGTCCTGCCAGGTGCTGTTCAGGCGTCAGCATGGTCATCCCCGAACAGGTCCATCTGACGGGAATTCAGGGCCCGCTCAATCAACCGATACGCCGACCGACGCGACACCCCGAAGCGCACCTGCAAGGCCTCCCGCACCTGGGAACGCACCTGCCCGGCACCCAACAGCTTCTCCGCCGCCTGGGCGCGGTAGTGGATCAGGTGCGCGCGCGGCGGGTTGTACAGCCCAGCCCTGGCCAGCACCCCGAACAGCCTGGCGCGGAACTCGGGATCGTCCACGCCCGTGGCGACGGCATCAAGAAGGTGGTCATGGTCAATCATGCGGCGGTGGGCGTGGTGAAGTTCATCTTCATCGGCACCGGGATGCTCGCCCGGCGAATCAGCGGTGCCAGGGCGTAGCGCAGGGCGTCCATGTAGTGATTGTTGGCATCGATCAACACCGGCAGCACATCGCCGCTCAATCGGTCCTTCTTGTACGACCATAGGCGCGTCTCCCTGATCGACTCCTGGCAGCGCGGGTGAATCACAATCTCCGCATAGCCGCGCAAGTGAGCAATGCCGTCCTCCACGCTGCCCGGCCACTTGGCGACCGAAACCGCGTTGGGCAGCCCGTGCCGGCGTAGGTAACTGGTGGACTCGGGCCGCGCCGAATCCGCTCGCAGCGCATGGGCCGCGATGGCTGGGATGCGCTGCATCAGAAACCCCGGCGTCTGGTCAATCTCAAGTCCCACCTTCCCCGCATCGTAATCGAGCCACAGCCGATCATCGTGGACCCAGCAGCGCACCGCCGCCGTGGGGTCTTGCGCGAAGCCGTAATCGAGCCCGTGGTAAGGCCCATCCCACCCATCCCCCGCCGTGAACTCCGCCACCCGCACCTTGCCCGCCAGCACCTGGGCATCCGAGTTGGTCAGGTAAGCACCCTCCCACACATGGGCATAGGTGGCTGGGTCCAGACGCTCTTGCTCGCGCTGACGCAGGGCATCCAGCTCCGGCGGGAAGAAGGGGTTGTCCTGCCAGTTCATTTCCACCACAGCACTGGATGCCGGCGGATTGGCACGGAAGCGCAGGTCAACTGGGCTACCCTCCTGGCGCGGGTTCCAGATCGCCCACAACTCCGCCCGGGGCCGCCTGAACACCGTCGGCTCCAATGCCAGCCAGGAGGCTTCCGGAACGTCTTCCGCCTCCTCCACGATGGTCAGGTCTATCTTGGCAATGGACTTCACGCTGCCGGTGTTGTGGCGCAGGCCGCGGAATATGAACTCCGTCCCGTTGGCGCCGCGCAGGTAATCCACCCCCACGTCGTAATGCGCCGCCAGCCAGGGCTCGGAAGCGATGGCCGCCTTCAGCTCGGCGTGGAACGACTCCTTGATACTGGCCTGGAACTCCCGCGTGCACAGCACCCGCATCGGTTCCACGTAACCCCAGATCGCCGCCATCTTGGCGAAGCCGAAGGACTTGCCTGATCCCCGCCCGCCGTGGGCTGCACGGTAAAGCAGATCGCCGCGCTGCCGCTCGAACAACTGCTTCAGCTTTCTCGACGTTTTTATGTCGGCGTAAACGTCGCTCAATCTACCGCCACGATCCTGATTATTGTTGGGCGGAGTGAACCATCGGAATTGGTGAGGTCGAGCTTGTTTTCGTACAGCCCGACGTGCTTCGCCAACTGCTCCAGGGCGGCCACCTTGGGGTGGAACTTAACCTTCAGTTGTCCGCCCGACTGGCTGACGCTTTCGGACACCTCAGCGATCATCGCGGCAGCATCGTCGGTAAGGTCTTCGGATGCCTTCAGCACAACCCCGCTAGGCCCCCAT